GGCGCCGCGCACCGTTTCAACCTCACCCAAAAAAGCTTAGGAGCCAAACATGCCCCGCTTCACAAAAGGCGATCTGACCATCGAAACGGCCGTACCGACCGAGGCCGCTGAGCTTCGCCGCGACGGATTTACCGAAGAGAAGGCGCGCACGGCACCCGTCAAGGCTGCCGACGCAAGCAAAACCGAATCCACCAAGTAACTAACCCTCACACCCGGAGGCAACACCATGACCGTAGATAAGCCGACTGTCCACCTTTCCCTTTCCAGCCTCCGCAAGGAGGTTGCTAAGCCCGACGCTTTCCGCGTGGCCCTGTCCGGGTCCAAGACGATCACCTTCCCGGACCTGTTCGCACTGGAGTCCACCGAGGCCGAAACGGTGTTCGGTTCACTGTCCCGGAACGCGTCGAACTGGGATGCGCTGGCTAAGTGGCTGAGCGTGGCTGATTGTGCGGCTCTGCGGGCCGAGAAGCTGTCCGTGCGCGAGCTTGCCGCCGTCGTCCAGGCTGCTATCAGCTACTACGAAGGCACGGTTGGCAGTTCGGAAAAAGGCACCGCCTCCGAGAGCTGATAACCCGCTACCGTCCGCAGGTCCGCGCCGACCTCCTGAGTGAGTTTGGCGTGGATATTGCGGACTGGTACGCGGCGGGCCGGTGGGTGGCTCTCCTCGAACTTATCGACATGCTGCCCACCGCCTGCCGGCTCAACGAGGCCGTTGCGAATGACCCGGAATCGGCCCAGTACTTGGCGCAACTGAGCCTAGGGAGGACGGACGCGGGTGAATGGTCCCCGCGTCTTTCTGAGTACGACTTGCACGCGACGATCCAGCGGGAAATCCTCCACGCCATCAAGTCGCTTGCCTCTATCACGATTGCCGCCGCTGGTTCTAAGCCCGGCGAGCAGAAGCCATTCCCCGCACCTGTTACTGAGATTGACCGCGCAATGGAAACCATGTCGCGCAACTGGACAGAAGAGTTCGTCCAGCAGTTCGGATTCTCGAAAGAGGACATCTGACCCCATCTGAATACTGGAGGCCCTCATGCCCACAATCGGCGTAGCTTCGATCCTGGTTACCCCCCAGTTCAAGGACCTCCAGAAGACCATCGGGCGCGAGCTTGACGGGGCTGCGGAGGCTGCTGGCAAGTCGTCGGGTTCCAAGATTGGCGACGCTCTCGGGGGGGCGCTCAAGGGTGGCGCGCTGGCTATTGCTGGCGGCGCCATTGCGGGCATTGGCGTGGCTCTCACCAAGGGCTTCGGCAGGCTCCAGGCCATCGAGAATGCGAAGGCCAAACTGTCGGGCCTTGGGCACACTGCCGAGACCGTCCAGGGCATCATGAACGACGCAATGGCCGCGGTCAAAGGCACGGCGTTCGGCATGGACGAGGCCGCGACCGTGGCCGCTGGAGCTGTCGCTGCTGGCATCAAGCCGGGCAAGGAGCTTGAGCGGACCCTGAAGCTCACAGGTGACGCGGCGACCATCGCGGGCGTCGGCATGGGAGAGATGGGGGCGATCTTCAATAAGGTCGCGTCATCGAACAAGATCCAGGGCGACGTAATCGCGCAGCTCAATGACGCGGGTATCCCGATCATCCAGCTTCTTGGCAAGGAGCTCGGCAAGTCTGCCGAGGAAACCGTCAAGCTGGCCTCTGAAGGCAAGATCAATTTCGAGACCTTCCAGAAAGCCATGGAGCAGGGCCTCGGCGGGGCTGCACTGAAGTCCGGTGACACGCTGCAAGGCGCGTTCAAGAACACGATGGCCGCGGTTAGTCGTATCGGCGCGTCTCTCCTGTCTGGTGTCTACCCGAAGATCCGGGAGTTTTTCGCCGGGGCTATCGAGTGGATGAAGCCGCTGGAGGAGGGCGCAAAGGTTGCGGGCGTGGCCATCGGGGTCTTCATTGAGAATGCCATGGCCGGCGCGCAGGGCCTTTATGACCTCATCGTCAAGGGTGACTTCACGGGAAAGCTCACGCAGGCGTTCGGGTGGGAGGAAGATCATCCGCTGGTTGACTTCCTTTTGCGGGCACGCGACGGCGCGAAGGGGCTCTATGACCTGCTGGTGAATGGCGATTACACCGGGATGCTTTACCGGGCTTTCGGCTGGGAAGAGGATTCCCCGTTCGTGGATTTCCTGCTGACGGCGCGGGATGGCGTTGTGAAGCTGTGGGACAAGATCAAGGAGTTCACCGCTGACATTGTCGCGGGTATCGTCCCTGCGTTGGAGTCGATGGGCCAGTGGGTGAAGGATAACCGTGACTGGCTGGAGGCACTGACTGTCGGTGTTGTCGCGGCTGTTGCTGCGTTCAAGATTTACACGACGACACTGGCGATTCATGCGGCGGTGACGGGTGGCCTAGCTGCTGCGCAGACGTGGATGGCGGGCGCGGCGCTTGGCGCGACCATTGCCATGTACAACCTGAACGCTGCGATGAGGGCCAACATGATCGGCATCATCGTCATTGCGATCATCGGGCTCGTGTCGGGCCTCATCTGGTTTTTCACGCAGACCGAACTGGGCAAGGACATCGTCAAGAACGTGTTCGCGTTCATCCAGTCAACGATTCAAGGTGTAGCGGACTGGTTCACCGGAACCGTCATGCCTGCCTGGGACGCGGCCGTGCGCGGCATCGGCGACATCTTTACGTGGCTGCATGACACGATCATCGCGCCCGTATTCAAAGGCATCCACGATGCGATCTGGGTTGTGCAGAACTGGTTCGCAACGAAGGGTGCGCCGGGATTTGAGTCCGCGGTAAGCAGCATCGGTGGCGTTTTTACGTGGCTCTACGAGTCCATCATCAAGCCTGTCTTTGATGGTATCGCTGCGGTGTTCAAATTCGTGGGCGATGTGTTCACTGCATTCTGGGAACAAAACCTCAAGCCGGGATTCGATAACGCCGCCGTGGTGATCGGCGGCTTTGCCCTGTTCTTCCGGGGCATCGGCCAGCTCATCGCGTCGGTGTTCACGTACATCCTTATGCCGGTCCTGACGTTCTTCTGGAACAAGGCGGTAGAGGTATTCGAGGGCATCGGATCGACGGTTCGAACATGGTGGGACGGCGTGGTGTCGGTATTCAATACCGTCGTCGGCTACGTCCGCGACACCCTGTCAGCGATCTTTACCTGGCTATATGAGACGGTCATTAAGCCGGTGTTCGATGGGATTGGGCAGGCCATTTCGTGGGTTTGGGAGAACGTTCTCAAGCCGACGTTCGACGCATGGGTGAACGTGTTCACCGTCGTCATCCCGGATGCGCTGAACTGGCTCTACAACAACGTCATCAGGCCCGTGTTCGATGGGATCGGCAACGTTATCCGGTGGGTTTGGGATAACGTACTGCTGCCACTGTTCAATGGGTTCATGGCCACGCTCCGGCAAATCGGGGACGTGTTCACCTGGCTCTACAACAACGCGATCAAGCCCGCGTTTGACGGGATCGGAAACGCGATCAAGTGGGTTTGGGATAACGTCCTCAAACCGGTCTTTGACTTCCTGTCGAAAGCCATTACGGAGGACATCCCGAAGGCGTTCGATACGGGCGTGGCTGCGGTGAAGAAGATCTGGGAAACCATCCAGGACATCGCCAAGGCTCCTGTCCGGTTCGTCATAGACACCATCATTAACGACGGTCTTATCGGCGCGTTCAATAACGTGGCGGGATTCCTTCCGGGCATCGACAAGCTGCCTCGGGTGGCACTGCCGGCGGGGTTCGCTGACGGCGGCTACACGGGCGACGGTGGCAAGTACGAGCCTGCGGGCATCGTCCATGCTGGTGAGTTTGTTTTCACTAAGGAGCAGACGCGCCGGGCTGGTGTTGCCAACCTGTACGCGATGGCTGGTGCGCTGGCTGGTTATGCGAAGGGTGGGCTGGTCAATCCGCTGCGGAATGCGGTTGTCTCGCAGCCATTTAGCGGCTCGCACAACGGCATGGACTTCGCGGCACCTACTGGCACGCCGATTGGTGCTGCTGGTCCGGGTCGCGTGTCCTCCGCTGGCTGGTCCGCACATGGTGGCGGTAACGAGATCCACATTGACCACCCGAACGGCTTGCAGACCTGGTATGCACACCTCTCATCCTTTGCGGTGAAGTTGGGCGACATGGTCCGGGGCGGGCAGCGGATTGGCGATGTCGGCTCTACGGGCAACTCCACCGGGCCTCACCTTCACTACATGGTGATGAACGGCGGCTGGCCGAACTACCGCGACCCGGCGCCTTATCTTGACGGCGGCGGCGAGGGTGGCTGGAATCCGATAGCCGGGATTATTGACGGGCTCCTTGGAAAGTTCAAGGAGGCATTCCCGGCCGCGGGCATGATCGCTGACCTTGCTATCGGTGTGGGTAAGAAGCTCATAACCAACGTGTCCGATTTCATCACGGGCAATGGCGGCAAGGACGACGGGATCGGCTCAACGGGGCTTCCGTACTTGCATGACAATGGCGGCGTCCTGAATCCGGGGCTGTCATCCATTGTGAACGCCACAAGGAAGCCTGAGGCGATCCTGACCGCTCGGCAGTGGTCGGATATTCACCGGCTCGCTACGGGTACTGGTTCGCTTCGGGAGCAGGTCAACAATTTCACGATCAATCAGGTGGATGACCCTATTGGGACTTCCCACGCGGTACAGCGGCGCCTCGGCGCTCTCGCAGTCTAGGAGGCCCTATGCCGTATCCGAGTCCGACAACATACCCGTCCGCGCTTCTCTTTCCTGGGAGGGGCGCGGGCGGGGGTCGGTTCCGCATTCAGATTGCCGTGGGGGATCTTGTTCTAAATAACATCGAGCCCGATGGTACGACGTGGACAATAAACCCTGATGGCCTTGACGGGTGGGAGGGCTCCCCATCCTCAACGTTGCAGCTCACTCAGCGGGCTCGCGGGCATGGAGCTACCGGCTCTGAGCCTTTCCTGACTCCCCGGACGATCAGTATTAGTGGCAAGGTCAAGGCGGCATCACCGGACCAGCTGTCATATGTCGAGGACCGGCTAAACGAGGCGTGCAGTATCGCCCCGTTCACACTGACCGTCGTGGAGCATGACCGAGTCCGGTCTGTTGTGGCGCAACGTCAAGACGTGGTGATGTTCAAGGCGCGGCCGGGTGATGGTTCGGTTGCTGATTTCAGCATCCAAATAGCAGCCCGTGATCCGCGCAAGTTTGGCGACCTACTCACGACGACGACCCGACTCCCGTTCAGTAGTGGCGGGCTCGCGTTCCCGGCAACGTTCCCGATCACGTTCACGGGCGTATCGGGCACGGGCAAGGTGACGGTCAATAATCCCGGCAACACTCAGGCGCCTGTCTGGTTGCGGATTGATGGTCCGATTCCTGCTGGCGGGTGGACGGTTACGCACCTTGGCAAGAAGCAGTCACTCACTTTTGCTACGGCGTTGGCGTTGGGGACTGGCGAGTTTGTGACGGTGGACATGGACCGCCGCGAGGTGCTGGCTCAGGGTCAGGCGCCAAGGTCTGGTTACGTCACTAGCCGGGGTTGGTTCTCGCTGGATCCGGGTGACAACGAGATCGCTTTCTCGGCACAGAACTACTCTTCCACGGCCTCACTTTCCGTGACTACTAAACCTAGCTGGAGCTGACATGACGATTACTTTCCGCGCCCCTGATGGGGTCGAACTTACAGCGCAGCAGT